TTCTTTAATTTCTCAAAGAACTTGTCGGCAACTTCTGTCGGAACGGCTGCGTTTGCCTGTGCATATGCTCTTGTTTCAACTTCTGTTAATTCCTGCCCCTGTAATTTCTTCGCCCATGCGCTTCTGAATTCTGCTGATTTTGCATCGAATGTTCTTTCCTGCATTTCTGTAATTCCTCCATTTAATAAATTTGGTGTAATATCAACGCCTGTTTCTTTACCTTCTGCGATTGCTTTTTCAAGCGATGCGCGCTTTTCTGCCGCCTTTAAAATGCCGGCTTTTTCAGTTTTTAAAGAACGAACTTCTTCTTCCATCTTGTCGAGTTCTTCTTCTGTCTTTGCTTCCACTTCTTCGGAATTTAATTCCTTTTCGATTTCTGCAAGACGTGCTTCGATTTTTTCTAATCTTGTCATTTTGAAACCTCCAATAATAGTTTGATTCTTTTTATATGATTCTTGCGCTTCTGAATCTCCTTCATAAATTCGCCGATCGCTCCGTCTGCGAAATTTCGCGCTTGAATTTCTGTGTTATTGTTCGCCGGAATAGAAACGGCGGAAACATCAAACATTTTTTTGATGTTATGATGTCTGATTGTGATTGCGTTTCCTCTTTCCACGATTTCAAGTGTTTCGAAATCCGGTAAAAATCCCCACGACATTTTTGTAACAAGTCCGGATTCAATATCTTCGTACATGCTACGCGATGCGCTTGTTTTCGAAAGATCCGCGCAAACAAATAAACCGGTCGAATCCGGTTCAACTGTCAATGTATTGTTTGACATTCTGGCATATACTTTTCCGGCATGATCGAATTGAAAAATAACATCCGACATGTCGCAACCCCGGAAGCATCCCGGAAGGAATTCTTCATAAACGGCCGATTCGCCATCTTCATATAAAACATATGGTTCATACGTTGTTGCATAACCTTCAACATAGCAATCGGAATCAAATTTGTTTTTCTTTTCTGCGCTTGTTGGCGTTGTAAAATTCAACGCGCGGTATTGTCTATCCTGTAATATTGGCATTGACGTTTTCCTCCTTTTCTGCCGGTTCTTCTGGATCTGTTGTTGTGTATGCGTCTTTCGGCTCTTGTTCATAGTCTGCAAGGCCGTATTCTTTACGAATATACCGGTTTTCGCCGATCTCTCCGATGGATGCCATGTTGAACACTTCCAAGCCTTGATTATGAGTGATAAAGCCGCGATCAAATAATTGTGTTACAATATTTAACTTTTCTTCGTTGGATGCATATTGCAAACGGTTAGCGGTAAAAATGATTTCGTTTCCGAATGCGATTTCATGCGGCGTGAATGACATATTTGTATGAACGAGCGATGCTTCTATTGCAAACGGTTCGATCTTGCCTTCGTAATATGCGCCCCATTCATCGGACGTGAAATTGTTTTGCAAAATCTTTTCATTCGTTCCGAAATAATTAAATACATTTTCCTTGATCTGCGACATCTGCGCCGCATCAACTGTATATTGATTCGTTTGTAATTGCTTCACGTCTTCGTATTTTGCATCGATAAGCATAACGCCGCCCGCATTTGATGAACTGAAATTCGATTCGACAAATCGTTTTCGTTCCTTTTCCATATCTTCCGGCCTTAACGTCTGCGCAATCTTTGCAAGGAAACGAAGCGTTGCCGAACTTTTCACGCCTTCCATAATTCCTTGATTATTTGTATGAATCAATTCCATTGTCGGCTGCAAGCAACGATTGCTTTCGCCGAACAATTCGTTTTTATATTGGAACTGATTCATTATTCCGGATTCATCCAATCGGAAAACGCCATAATTGCCCGGCTCCATTTCGTAACGAATATATTTAATTCCTTTTACATCGATAATTCGAACTTTTGGCGATGCGAGCGGATAAAACCCGACTATTTTTTCATATGATGAATCACGCAACGGCGCAATGATTGCCGTATTATCAACCGCGTAACATGTTGCAAGTCTATATAAGTATTTCTTTGTGTCCATTAATGGATTCGGCTTGTACTGAAGCATTCTTGCAAACGTTTGATTTCCGCTTCCTTTGACTTCCGGTTTCAATTTCGAACAATGCGTTGCGAAACTGTGAACGGCCGCGCGCGTTAATTCCATTTCATAGATTGAACCTTCGAACGTTGTAAATGTCGGCGTGTACGCGTTCAATGTCTGGAAATAACTATTGACTTTTGTTTCGATATTCTCTTTTTTTCTGATTGAACTGAATAAACCCATATTTTTTCCCTCTTAATTGAGATTGACGTATTGATCGCGCTTGTCCTGCAATACTTTGTATGCATCTATCAACGCCGCTACGCCGTCAATTCGTTTTCTTGAATCTAACCCCTTGACCGGTTGAATGTTTCCGTTTACGTCCGTTTTAACTTCTGTATTAATCAAACACCATTTCATAATCGGATTGTTATCATAAATAATTCTTTTTGCCTTGAAATCCGCCGCGAGATTCTTCATCGGATCCGACAACGTGATTGTTCCTTGTCGAACCGGAATCATCGCATTTTTACCAAATTCCGCCGAAAATTCACGAATCAAATCATCCGACACATGCCAAGGATCGAAGCCGATAAATGTTGTATAAATATCGTGTTGATCTCTAAGTTCCCGGAACCATTCAAGAAAGATCCGCTTGTCGCATCGGTTGCCCTCACATGTGCGCATATATCCTTGATCGATCCATAATTTATACGGCGCATTGTCGCGCTCTTTTCGATTTCCGCTCCGATCCAATTCATCGATAACGCTTTGCGGAATCCAAAACATCGATTTGACATAAACATTTTCATCGTTCGGGCGTTGGAATATGGCAACGGCTGCATTTAAATCGACCGAATCCGCCGCATCAAATCCGCCGATGCAATATCCGAATTGCGACATGTCGAATTTTTCTTCGTTGTTTAAATCTTCAAAACGAAGCCATGCACTTTCGGCCGTTTGCTTCATGTTGAAATCTTTTACTAAAACGGTCGGTTTAAATGATGGATCGTCCTTTGCCTTTTGTACCATTTGGCGCAAATAATCGCGGCTTTTGATTGTTCCCAATCCCGGATTTGCTTTTTCCCAACAATCTTCCCGATCCCATTCGTCGATTGAATCCAACTCATAAATAAAAGGCAAAAAACGTTTGTTTTCTGCCTTTCCTTCTAATATGTTTTTTGCATATTCATATTGCGAATCAAAGATTCCGCCGCGAACGAATCCGTTTGTCGTAATTGTAAATAATAAAGGTTGTTCCCTTGCGCCCATTGCCTGCTTCACAAGATCGTACAAATCACGATTCTTGATTGCTGCCAATTCGTCAATCGTTGCGCAATGAACATCTAAACCGTCAAGCGAATTTGTGTTACTCGCTAACGCTTTTATGAATCCGAAATTTAAAGGAAAATAAAGATCGGATGCCCTTTTCTTCACATGCTTTGATAGCATCGGCGATTGTTTAATCATTTTATGCGCGGCGTTGAATCCAAGCATTGCTTGTTCGCGCTGCGTTGCTATATTGTAAATTTGCGGCGATCCTTCGCCATCATTTACAAGCATATCAATTTCAATTGCGGCCGTTTCTGTTGTCTTTCCGTTTTTACGTCCTTCGACGATCAAGCATTCGTTAAATTGCCGCAAATTGTTATCATCAACAAAACCGAATACGGCTTGCATTCTCGCTTTTTGAAATAGTTCTAATTTCAACGGCGATCCGATGCGTCCGGTCGGTTGTTTGCAAAACTTTTCAATAAAATCTGTATGTTTTTTTGCAATTTCATAATCAAAATGGAATTCTTGTGGCGATGCGTATTGATTCAATAACATATCGGCGATGCGTTTCATTTTCTCGCATGCCGTTATCCTTCCATCAACGATGGATCCGAAATATAATTCGAATTCGGTCAATTACTTTTTCCCACTTATGAAATCAAGTAATTCATCGCCGCCGCTATCTTCTCCATTCGGTAAAAGATCAACTAATTGTTTGATAACGCTTGTATAATTTTTAATCATTGTATTGTAAATTTCTACTTCCGAACACTTTTTCACGCCGTATTGATTCGCTCCGTTTTGGTATTCTTCCGTAAATCCTTTTTCGCGAATGATCTCTTGTAATTCATTAAGTGATTCCGCCATGAATGCGGCATTTTCAATCAATTTTTCGACCGTTTGCCGCTTTCCCGGTTCTATATCTTTGAAAATCTTTTTAAGTTTTTGCAACTCTTTTGATTTCCTTTTAACTTCCTGCATATCTTTATAACCTCCGACAAATTGCGCTTTTACCTACACCCCCGCACGCATGCGCCGCGCGTGAAATTTGAAG